CAGGTAAATTACCTTGCACCATAAAGATCATACAAGATAACCACGCTAGTGATAATTTATGAAAGAATAAGGAGAGCTTACGTTTAATATCCACTTGGACCTCCAAAGATAGCTAGTAAACATAACAATATAATCAGCATTGCTGTGAATCTGTAATCCATAATAGGTCTCCATATAAAATTCATATTTTCTTTTTTTAGGAAAACATTATATAACAAAAACTATTATAGTTCTATTTCTTTTTGTCTATTTCGTAAAACATTTTGTCACTATCTTCTGTAAGCCAATCTTTATTTTCAACATTCCATTTTGTAGTCTGCACCGAATAGTCTGGAACACCATCACCAACAGTGTAGTTAGGAGCATCCCACAAAATACGATTATTAGGCTGAGCTGCATAATTACCGTCATCAAGAGCCAGTATATGCGCACACTTATGTTCAGCGGGTATTTCAGAATGTTCTGTATCCAAAATGTTTCCTTCTGGATGAGCCCAATCAATGGTAAATAAATATTCGAACGGATAATTTTTTTTATCTTTTCCATAATACTTACCTCTCTTACCTCTTAAAAAACTAAAGCAATGAACACTAGGATAATAACTAAAACAGTTCCACAATTGAAGTTGGTCAATCGACATATCAGGCACTTCGGCTCTATCAAATTTTTCTTGAAAAAATGCTGATATAGGCAAACGCCAAAAGCATGCGCCGTTTGGTAACATAATGTTAAATAAGATAGCACGGTCAGTAATAGACGTGATACCGAATATGCAGCAGTCTTCACTTTCACCATGATGTTTTTTAAGGTCATATAAATACTCCTTTTTTATTTTACAGTATATGGGGGGAATGTCTGCATTTAAATATGCCATCTAACATTTCCATCTTCTTCTAGCTTGTCTTATTCTAGAGTTAGGATCGTTTCTTGTTTTAGCAGAACTTCTTTTTAATTGGCCTAATGATCTTGCGCAATAACTTTTTCTACGTTTTGCTGCTTTGCTTCCTCGTTTTACTTTACCAGTAACTGCTGTTTTTAATTTAGATCCTGGGTTAGCTCGTCTATATGCAGCAACACCTTTACGTGTCATTCCCGCTCCAGACTTTGTAGGTCTAAAATTACCAGACTTTACTGAAGTTTTAATTGGAGTTTCTTTTCTTTTTTTAGGTCTTATTCTAGTTTTTCTAGCCACGGTCTGCTCCTCCTCCAAAACCTTCCATACCGCCACCTCTACTTCCTTTACTTCCATCTGAAGAAGATCCACTACCACCTTTATCAGTTCTTCCTTTATCTTGAGGTGTAAGAGTGTTTGACCCAAACTCACCTTTATCAATTCTTCCTTGTAAATCTCTTGTTTCTTCTCTGTTAATTGCAGCTTCTTGTTCTTTAACAGCTTGATTATTTAATGCAGCACCTGCAACAAATGGTATTGCAAAAGGAACTAATGCTCCTGCCATACCGTAAGTTGATACACCTTTAACTACAGCTCCAACTCTAGCTACATTTTGAACATTTGATGGTATACCAAAATTATTTTCTACATAATCATCATAAGCATTTATATTATCTTTTACAGTAGTTCCAAAATTTGCTATTTTATTTCCTACTTTATCGAAGTCCCATTCAAAAGTAGATTTAACATCTTTAGAATAATCTTTTGTAAAAGTATCTCTACTGTCACCATTACCTTGATTATTATTTATTACAGGTTGTTTTATTACAGGTTGTTCTACTACAGGTTGTGGAGCTTGACAAATCCCATTAACAGACATTCGTCCATCAGAACAAACAAATTCATTACTATTTTGATACTGATATAATAGATTATTTATTCCCATTATCTTCCACCGCCTTTATATCTTGTTTGAATTTTTTGTCTTTTCTCAGATTTGTTTTGAGATTTCTTATGAACGCCTGGTCTTTTCTTAGGCTGATCTCTTGGCACGAAGTGTGTGAACTTCTGCTTGGCCATTAGTCTTTATTCTTTTTTTTATCAATATCTATTTTAATAATTTTAGCAGATTTCTTTTTTATAATATCAGCTGCAGAAGTATAATCTTTTGCTTTACCTTTATAAAGTAATCCACCTTTATAAGAACTAGATACATTAGCATCAGCTACATCAATTGTTTCACCTTCATCATTAAAAGTCTTTTCAGCTTTAGTTGCTACAAAATCATCATCTCTATTTTTTGACATATTTTTTTACCTTTTTCTTTTTCTTTTTTCTTAACATAGCAAAGTCTACACCTGTTAACTTTCCATCTTTATTTTTATCTAATTTTTTTCTTTTGCCTTTTAACATTTTTCTTTACCTTTCGTTTTACTTTTTTAGGCGCCGACATTCTAGAGTTTTGTAATCTACCTTCTCCAGAACCTGCGCCAGCAGTCATTTTCATAATTTAAACATCAATAGCTTCTATTTCTTTTTTTTCTTTTGCTTTTTCTTGATATTTATCTGTTCTTTTTTTTTCTTTTGCTTTTTCTTGATATTTATCTGTTCTTTTTTCTTTTCCAAATCCTACAAGAGATCCTACAACTTTTCCTATAATAGTTCGTTTTGCAATAGCTTTACCAACAGTCTTTAATGCTTTAATAGCAGACTGATTATCTTTAGCATATGAATTAGTGCCTGATTCTTTGTTACTACTACCTGTAACTTTTCCCATAACTAACCTCTTTTAATTTTTTTTATAAAAGCAGCGTTGTCTGCATGAAAATCAGAATTACCTTTAGTCTTGTCCTGAATAGTTTTAGCAGCAGATGGATCTTGATGTGGTGGATGTGGCTCAGGTCCAAAACCAGCAGCAGCTCCACTTGAATTATACTGAACAGGTGTTCTAGTAGTCATTTGTGTTTTAGTCATTAGTATATGCCTCCAGTTATATTAATTTTTCCAATAAAATTTTCCATTTCATTTTCTTTTCTTGTTTGTTCTTTTACTACTTCATCTTCAGGATTCTGCATAGCTTTTTTAATCATAGCAGCTGGCTCGATTGCTCCAGGAAACTTTTCGTAAAATCTTGCATTAGATTTTTTAACATCTTCAACTGAATAGTTTTTAGTGTTATAATTATTAATAGCTTCTTTTTTAAATGGGTTACTCATTTTTTAAGTCCTCTGTTGTGCTTAATTTTTTATTTAATATACTCTGAAAACAAGACTGTGTAAAGGTCGGAAGTAACATTTCGCTAATAGGCGATTTATTATGGTTACAAGACCATGAAATACAAGGTACTCCCTTCTCGTCCCAGGCTAATAGAGCATATCCTTTTAAATCCATTTTTTCCATAATCTGGAGACATGCATCATTAAGACCTAACATAACATCATCATTTTGTTTTTGCTCTACTTCTTTAGAAGTAGGAGGTCTTTCTTTAAAAGGTCTATACCTATTAAGAGTAATAATGTTTGTCTTTTTTTGTATATTTTGTTTGTTCATAATCTTCATCGTCAGGATCATCAGGGTGTGTTACTAAAAAGCCATCACGAATACGCATTAGAGCTTGAACGCAAGTATCGTGTATGTCATCATGCTTTCCATAAGGGAAAGATCCTGATTCATCTAATACACTTTTAGTCCAATCTTCATCTAATGTAAAGACTAACCCGCCTTCAAACATTGGTGCTATTGCGTGAGTTCTTGAAACTTTATCTCTATCTGGATTAAAAGTAACTACTGGAACGCCACTTCTTCTCATATCTTGTATAAGAGATTGACCTGAGGCACGTTGTTCTATAAGTACTTGATCTGGTTTCCATTCATCATAACTATCTTGTGCTCTCTTTCTTAAATCAGGATATTCTAATCTTTCTTTCCATGCGTCTAATAATATAGCAGCAGCATAAGGTCTATTATTTTCATCACGAGCATTGAATACTCCCCAAGTAGTACAAGCAGAATAGTCAGCAGAACTTTTTGTAGAGAAGGCAGTATCATAAGATTGAAGTACATAAGATAATGTAGGGATTTTTTCTTCTTCATATATATTCCACCATTCTCTTTTAATAATGGATCCTTCATCATTACTTGGTTGTTGTTGATAAAGAGCTTGCCATACACGTTGACCTACAGTATCTTTAATTTTTTCTAAATCTTTTTTTGAATAAGCTTCTGGCCATAAAGCATTGCCTTTATCATCTATCGCAGGTAAATCTAAAATTTTCCAATCTTCTTTACTCTCTGCAAGAATGTGCCCTGCTAAATCATCTTGATGCCATCTTGTTTGAATAATTATAATTTTACCACCAGGTTGAAGTCTTGTGTAAGCAACAGACTTATACCATTCTACTAGATTACGTCTTTGTGTTTCTGACTCTGCGTCCTCTCTTCCTTTAATAGGATCATCTATAATTAATAAGTGTGCACCTCTACCAGTGATTGCTCCTCCTGCACCGACTGCTGAATAAGTTCCACCTTGCATAGTATGAAATCGTTTAGCTGAACTTGAATCAGCACGTAGACCAACTTGAGGAAAGACACTATTAAAATCTGGAGAAGCTATCTGGTTACGAACCTTACGACCAAAGTCATCAGCGAGTTCTTGAGCATAAGTAGATTGAATTACAAACTCTTTAGGATTATTTCCTAAATACCATGCTGGAAAGAACTCTGAACATAGCATACTTTTTCCATGCCTTGGTGGCATAAACACTGCTAATCTATTTATCTCTCCTTTTTCTAAAGCTTCTAAATTTTTTGCAATTAATTGTATATGTGCGGGATCCTTGTATCCAGGATATACGTGCTTTGCATAATCTATTAAACTATCTCTCGATTTAGAAGTTGATAGTATCTTAGTTAAATGTTCAATGACTTCTGAAGCTCTTGGATCTTTAGTCTTTTTGTATATCTGAATAGCTGACTTTAACTTTTCCTTGATCTGAGATTTTTGCATTTTGTTTCCCGGCTCCTATTGCACCAGCTTTTTGATACTCTAAAAATTTTTCTTCTAATTTAATAAATGGTTTAATCTCTTTTTTAGTAATTTTTTTCCAATGTAAAGAAGATTGTCCAATTTTATCTAGGAACCATGCTAATTTACTTGCGTCCGCAAATCTTGCATTTATCATTTTTTGATGATGAAGATCACCTTCTTGATCAGGGTTCCCTTCTTTATAAGTTCTTTCTTTAAATACTTCGTCATTGTTGTTACCTGTAATATCTGCTCTATCATGAAAAACTTTTATATCAACGTCTTGCATTATATCTAACATGTAAGCAATCTCAGAGACCCATGCATCATTTTGACCATGGAGACTTAAATGATCTAAACATCTAAACCAATCATAGGGTATAATAGGAAAGATACTATAAGGATGTCCTGTTTGTTCTTTTACTTTAAGAAGCTTAAATTGTCCATCAAACTTATTAATTTCTAAATCCCAATGTTTAGTTTCCATAACAGCATCATCATTAAAGAACATTATCCAATTACCTTGAGCATATGAACATAAAGCATTATTATATAAATGTAATTTATCATAGCCTTGTCTTGGAAATTTTATTACAGACCTAGCTGGATGTTTATCTTCTTTTAAAAAATCTATTGTAGCTTGATCGTCATCATCTACTCCATAAAGTAGTTGAATTTTTGAAGGATCAGAAGCATTATCTAATAATGATTCTCTACATTTTTTAAGCAAAGATATCCTTTTTCTTGTAGGAAGCAAAATCGAAATAGTCATATGTTTATTTATTTCGTTTTAGATACTATATAAACAAAAAAGTTTGCCCACCATCACCCCTATTCAAGTAAGTCTCCCTACTAATGAATATCGCCTAGTTCTTTTATATAACTTTATATAAAAAAAATTTTTTTTTTACATAAAAATTTATACACATTTAAGCCATTCATCACTATTTCTATCTCTTTCTCTACTAAGAGTAGAGTTTTCTTTTTAAACTTAATACGATTAAAATTCATCAAACTTAATACGTTTTTATTTTAGCTTAAATAAATGAGAGAGAAAAAATGAGAGAAAAAAAGAATAAAAAAAAAGCGTCTATAAATTAATATAGACGCTTAATTCTTTTAGTTAAATTTAAAGACTATTAACTTTATTCTCGAAGAATTTTATATTCTCGATAATATCATTAGATACTTTATTAGTTTTAATAAACTCTTTATTAGAGTTAATTAAATCTAGATATAAGTCTTTTTTATTTTTATCTAGATACGAATTAATATCGACTAATAAATTAACTTTTTTAAAACGATTATTTTTAGTAGTATCATACTCGATATCTATTTTTCTATAATCGTTATTAAAAGCTAATTCGATAGTAGTCGAATTTTTAGCTTTTTCGTAAATAAAAAAAGACTTCGTTTTATCTCTTTTATTATTAAATAAACGAAATAAAATTTTCTTATCTTTAAATTCTCTAAAAGATAACGCTATTTTATTTTCGACTATTTTATTTTCTACGTTTTTATTTTTCATCTTTTTTCTACTTTCTAACTTTCTTAAACTCTTTTAATTTTTAAAAGATTTAAATTTAAAAAAGTTAATTAAATATAATTTATTTTAATAGAAATTAAAAGACTTATTTTCTGTTGTATTAGTTTTAATGTTGTTCTACTTTTGTTCTTATTATATTCTAATAATACTACCTACACTAGAATAGTATAAAAGCTTAATAATAATAAAAACGTAATCGGTAACTTAAATAATATAATCATAATTTACTTTCTTAATTAGTTAATAAAATTAATTAATATATTTTTATAATCATAGTTATACGTTTTTATTTCTATTTTTTAATTTTAACGTAATGCTAGGCTCGAGGAGGACGAAGCTCTTTCCCTCATTTTTTTTTATTAATCTTGATCCCTGCTGATCCGCCTTGATCCTAGGATCCGTACTGAGCAACTAGGCACAAGCATCACCGCAAAAACTTAGGCGGCGTGTTATTGTATGTTGTGTTCTTTCTCTATCTTGTCTAGGTATGTTGACATCTCATCATCGTTCATTGCGTCAAGTGTACTATGTTGTACTTCTTTCTTTTCAACAAGGAACCCTAGCAACTGAGACTTTAACCTTATCGCATTGACTGCTGCGGAATATTGTTTCTTGGCACAAGCATCTTTGTACACAATGTCAAGCTTCTCTACCTCTTTTGACACACTCTCACTTGTCAAGCGCCTAGCATCAACCCTTAATCTATCGATGTACTGGATAATCTTATCTTTCTTTAAGTTGCGGGCAGCTTGTACGTGAGCTGATGTTTCAGAATAACCTGCGTCAACAGCAGCGTTTCTTTTACCTTTTCCTGCAGCAATGCCCTCACAGAACTTCTTTTCCATTGAGGATAAGGTCGCTTCGTTTGTTTGATGTATCTGGTCTATTGTTATCGCCATATTTATCCTAATATAGCGATTTATTTATGATTGTAAATCTAGATTATTTCCACATTATATTTTAATATTAGCCTTAATCATTCTATCTCTATCTCTTGCGGATATCTTATAGTACGTTTTTGCACTAACAGGGAATCTACCTGTTTCATCTAAAGTAGGGTCAACAATATAAGTCCCGTTAAACTCGAACCCTAACATACCATTCTTAACTTCTAATACTTTAGGCGAATGCTGTATCTTATTCATCTTATAATCTTTAGGCAATACTGCTTTAGGATTATGTGATACAACATCTATATATTTACTAACTGCCATTATTCCTCGCTTTCTTTATGTTGTTGTCTAATTTAACTTGTGCGTCAACTCGTTGTATATTAGCATCAACTTTTTTTCGTTCTTCTCTTTTGATACGGTCTATCTCACACATACAACTAGCTTTTCCGTCAACACCATCTATCTTATAAAAAGTAGATATAGTTTTACCTTCAAGTTCTACTTTCCACACGTTATCTTTTTCAAAGATACTATATCCTCGATATATTCCGTCTAATCGTTTCATATGTCTCCTTTATTAAAATTTAACTTATTTAAATAAAATAAATAAATAGTAACAAAATTATACAATATTATTCTATCGTTTGACTATTATAATGTAATGTAGATTGATCGCAAGTATTAGGGTCTACATCAGTAATCATTCTATTATGCGTTTCCTCTAATCTTTTACTAATGAGTCCTACTGTATAGTGTAGTAGTGGAAATTGTTCTTTTCTTATTGCCATTATATCAAAGTCTTTTAACACTTTTTCTTGTTCTTCACTAACATAGATAGTTAGTTTTTTATACTTGTCCGCCATTATTATGCTCCTCTATTCGTTTAGGTATTACTTTATCCATATCGCATTGATCGCAACATACGCCTTCTTTTGCTAGTGGTTCAGGATTATTTCCCCAACCAACAAAACTTTCTTTACATAAAACACATACTTGTGAGTTATCTTTGTCCATAGCTTTCGCTTCTTCAGAATCCATAGGATCTCTCATTATGGGTTTATCATTCATTTACTCTCGCCTCCTCTATGTTTATTACTTTTATTCCGTATGGTAATTTTTCTACTGGATCATCTTTAGATTTCCATGTAGCTTTATAGACAATAGTACTTGCTTTAAAGTCTTTCACATATTGAGCATAATCTTCTTTAGACATTTGCTCTTTGTATTTAGTAAACCAAGCTTTTGCTACGAAGTCTGCAATAAATCTTTTAGACATTAGTACCACTCCGATTTAACTTCGTGAGGTATAAAAATAGCTGGTCCTAGTATTTTTGGATAGCCATCTTTGTTAGCTAAAAAAGATGCTGCTTTATTTTTTTTAATACCTCGTTTCATTCTAGCTTCTTCATCTACAAGTAAAGTTCCAGTAGACAATACAAGTCTTTCTACCCAA